CGGCAGGAATTACAAATACCGTAAAGAGTATTTTAATACACCACTCCAGCAATCCATCGCTGGGATCTATTTGGAATGATCCATCCCCTCTATAACTTTTGATTTCTTTCTTATTCTGTCCCTTAGGTTCGGAAGATTTAGGTTTCATACTTCATCCTTCTCTTCTGGAATATCTATTGGAGCATACCATTTAAAATCCAGCATTCTCCACCTTTCCATGTCCTCGTTGTTAAAAACTTTTTCTAATTTTTGTCGGTATTCAGTATCATTCTCATAAACACTTTTTTTGAAATAGTTAAAAAATCTCATGGCCCCCAAAATCTGTTCTGGTGATATTTTTCCAAAGTAGGATTCTTCTACTATTTTATTCATAGCTTCTTCTACTGCTTCATGTGCAATAATTCTATCCATCCCCCTCGCCCACTCAAATAAAGCTCGGTATCTCTTTTCGAGAGCGGTACGACTAAGTTTTTTTATATTCATACTTCCCTCTCTCCCCCTGGGTAGTGTTGGGGTTAGGTTTCATAGTTGTGGTAGGGGACAAACTTCTTTACAAATTAAATCTCCGCCCTCTAATAGCCAGACTATTCGAAATGGAACTATGGTTATTTTACATAAATCCCAGCATTGCTCATCCATCCACCTTTTAATATCTGACTCTGCAAGATCCGATCCGCTAATAATTCCAGATATTTGACCAATCATGTTTTTGCTACTGGCGTGTCCAGACAATATATCAACCATTTCCTTTTGGCGTTTCTCATACCCATCCGCTCCATCATAAATATATTCAGTGGTAAAGGTGGCTCTCATGCTCATACTTTTTTGGTTCCTTTTTCTTCTAAGATGGATAACTTTTGGAGGAGGTCGTCTATTTTGTCTCGCATAAACTGTCCGTCGTTTTCGTCATTATCAATTAAGTGAGGATAGTGAATACCACACCATTTTTTTATGAATTTATCAAAAGCCTTGAGAACGTCGGTTTCGTATCTGACATCGATTGAATGGTCTACTTTTGTCGCCGCCTCCACCGCCCGGTCTATTTCAGAGAGTAAAAACTTCTCAATTTGTTCTGCCCCATCCTGCTCGTCATAGAAATTAGTCATGGTCTCCTTTCAGGAGTTCGGGGTTTTCAAACATATTTCCGATTACTTCCGACTCCGCAGCGCCACTAAATGTTTCTTTTGCCCCCTCCATCATCCATGACCCCTGGTCTTCCCACCAAGTTACCTTATAGTTTCGATATTCCTCAAATTCATTTTTTCCATAACTGTCGTAGTGGTACATGATTTTTACAATATCTCCCTCATATATCTCTCTGCCGTTTTTATCTTTGAGGCCGGTGTATTGCATAATTTCGTAGTTAGTTACCATTTCTTCTTCACCCATCATTCCATGTCCTGCTAGATTTTCATAAGAATAGTCTTCTTTATCATCAATAGTTTTGATAAAGGAATATTTGTCATTAAGTGGAAAAGTTAGACAATTAACATCAAACATTTTATTACGGATTTTATCCCAAGCCCTAAACTTTATTTCCCTTGGTAATACTGATGGTGATTTAGTCATAGGTAGGGTGGTCATGGTTTCTCTTCTTGGTCGTTAATCCGGGGCCAGTGCCAACACTCGTCAAACCAACCCACCTTTGCCGTTTTAACAATTTCTCTCAAATCTTTTTCCGAGAACATCCTAGCCCTAACTCCCAGCTTATTCGGTTTTCCTTCTAAGGGGCTAGTTAAAAACGACTTACCATGCTTTCCACACTTTTTGTTTTCATACTTCAGGATGAAGTTGGGTAGGGTGTGTGGTAGCCCCGCTTCTTTCAGCGCAATCATCAAATATCGTTTAGTTTTGTTTCTCATGTAAAATTCCAATATTTTTCTGTAAAGTCCAATTCTCCAGCAGATAGCCAGATTTTTAGTGCGTTTAGACACTCCTTTTTGGTTCCCGTCACCTCCTCAATGATATCTTCGATACGATTCTTGTTCGTCATTGCCTGACCACACACCACTCTTATCTTTAATTTTGCCGCCGAGCTGGCCTCGATCCGACGGAAAAAAGTCCGGGGAATCCTCATGTTGGCGTGTAGTACCACTTTGCCATCTTTCCACCCCTTGGCGAACAGCCCCAACCTCACTTTCCGTCTGTTTATTCTTTTCATTTTTGTGGTTCAAATATCCTTTGTAACGCTTGCATGGCCGTTTCAGATAGCCGGGCGTTTTTCCCGGCTTCATACCCCTCAATGAAGCCCATTTGCTGACCAGCCGTAAATACCCGCATAAGTTGTTCATACGAGTATCTAGGCGGAAACAATGTTTGCCAATATAGCCTAATTCTTTTCATTGAGTCCCCCGGCAACTTCATCTGCTAACTTAGCCGACCCCTTTCTTTTTGCTGAAGGCAGGTATTCGGTAATCCGGCTCCGGGTATCACCTTTCTCGTTTGTCTTGTTCTTAATGACAAGCATGATGGGTTGACCAATTAGTTCGTTCAAATCTTCTCCGCTGGGTCTTTCATCTGTTACCGCTAGTCCCACGGCTTTGCAGATTGTATAGAGAGACGAAGCTGGATATTTTCCTTCTGGGCTCCATGAGTTACTGACCGTCTGTAGTATGAATTTGTCTGGGGCGATATCAAATCTAAATTCGATCTCATCTCGTACAACAGGTTGCCCAGTCTTTTTGTCGTTAAACGGTAGTGTTCGTTCTCCTTTGTAGGTGAGGTCTCCGACGGTGGCTTCATATACCCCCTCGTCATAGACCTCAAACATTGTGGTATTGGTTTTGATGGAGAAATCTGCTGGTAGTGGCATAAAGTTGTCTCACCTACTTTCCTTTTAGCCAGGCTGGTGCGTCTGCATCTAACCCGGCTTCCACCTGGCGTTTAATTTCTTCCCACGCCCGCCCAAAGACCTTGGCTGGGTCTTCTCCCTCATCTACGGAAACAGTCATTGAACAGGAGGACTCCTGGTTGGAATACTGAATACCGGGGACTGGGATCTTGATGGTTTTAGAAACAGTTATTTCCTGCACTTTCATACTTATGACTCAATAGTATCATAATCCATGTGTGTTGTCAAGATCGAGACCATATCTTTTAAGTGTTTCCATAACCCAGAACCAATTAGCAATTTTTCTCTTATTTTTGCAATGTTCACAAAACAAAAGGCGTTTATTTTCCTGTTCAACTCCGCAAGTCCGGCATCTGCCTGGGCCAAACCAGGTTTTGACTGAGAAATTACTAGGGAGAGGCATTTTTTTTCTTGTAATAATAAGCCAGATGTATTTTATTCTGAACAATTACTCCACAAATCTTTCACGAGCTTCGGCTTTAATGGTGGGGAGGGTTGTCATAACTCTACGACCTCCAAACACCTTACACATTTAACCCTGTGAACTCCCCACTCACCAGTAAAGGTGCCATTGGGTTTTATGTTCTGCCACCCCTCAAAGGGAACCCAGTAGTGACTACACTCTTCATCCAGGGCTTCGTTGTCTTTCCGATTCTTCACCGCTTCGGCTTTAATAGTGGAGAGGGTAGTCATTTTTTTCCTTTCAGAATGTGGAGGATGTCATCAAGAGCTTGATTGTAACCAGGAGCTTGATTAACAATATCTCCATCTCCGAAACTTCTAGGAGTGTTTAATCTGCGTAGCTTCATCTTCTCCGCTTCCCCAATAATCTTCTCCCTTTCAGCCTTCTGGCCCTCCTGATAGAGTTTACGACCAGAGTTTACTACCCTGTTTTGTTCTTCTTGCCATTCTATTTTAGAGTCGGCCAAGAGTTGACGAATGAGAGAGTATGTCCCCATATATGCAATGCTAAAATCATCGCTCTCCCTTTCCTTCAACTCTAAAGTATTAAAAATATCTTGAAGTTCTGCTTCCCAGTTCTTTTTGGCTTTGGATTTCATTACCCTCTCCCACCCCCCCACCCCCCTCTCGTCTTTTGATGGTAGTTTTTTATTCATTTCTTGATTCGCCCCCCCTTTCTTTCTTCTCCCTTCGTATCTGTAAATAGAAAACAGGTAAGCAGGCTATAAATAAAATTACCCAGAGACTTAATTTAAGTATGGTCATTATAATTTGGATTATTTCTTCCATAACATCAAGCATGGCGTCAATAAAGTTATAGATAGATTCAATCATTTAATTCCGCTGTCTATATATCTATCTCTAATGGTCTCCAATTTTAGATACAATTCTTTTAAGTCGGGCTGTGTAAATTTTTGTGGCTTCTCATATTTTCGGTGAAGCCGGTTGTACATCGCCACTCCGTAATTTTTTCTATACCATTTAATCACAACGGTGGCAAACGTAATTAAATTGTGAACGATTGAAATCAAAATTCTGTGAAGTCTGTTCGATGTCTCTTCTTTTGTGGCAAGTCGGACACAAAGCACCAACCATGTCATCCGCCACGTCACTGGGCAGGTATTCTTCCGGAATTAAATAGGCGCATTTTTTGCAGTACAAAACCGGGCGACCATGGTAATCATCCGCATCCTCGCTCGTGAGAATTATATAGCCCACGGAAATCTTGCCGCAGTTATAACACGTTCCGACTCTCCATACGTTTCCGGCTTTCTCGTTCAGGTCGTTAATCAGTTCAGAAAAAGTAGCAAGCTGTGTTGTGGCTACTTTTAATTTGTTCTCCAGTGAGTCTTTTTGTTCCCGCTTCATATTGCTACTGCGATCCTCAATTGTCATTCTACTATTGAGTTGTTAGTAAGTCAAGCCCCTATTTCAGATTCAACAGACAGTTGGTGCAGATCAAAAACAAATCCCCATTGTGATTGTTTCCGCACCGCTGGCAATATCGGTGCCTCTCTTCCACCCGGATTGTATCATTGTCCCAATACCTCCACAAAAATCCCCTGATTAGTGATCTTTTCTGTATGGCTTGAAACAAGGTAGACGGGTGCAACCCCAATTCTTTCAGTGCCAAGTCCATCAGGGGATATATTTTAGCTTCACTCAAATCTGGTTTGTATGCAATTATGGCCCTAGTTCTTCCGTTTAAGCGTGATGTATCCCGAAATAATGCCATAATGTCTCGTCGGAATCTCGCTCAACTCCTCCACCATTTTACCATCACGCATTGAGCCATAGAAAATACAGCCAAACTTAGACCGGATCACCTCTAATCTCTTGGCCTCACGCCGTTTTATTTTCTCAACTGAAGTGAGAATGGCTCCGATTAATTTAGGTAATTGCATCCGGGCTTTGCTTGAAGTTTCGGTCAATTCCGCCATCAATTCATTCTCACTCATGCCCAAATCACTGGCCAGCTCATCACTTGAAACCCCAAACACGGACACTGGGATATGCTCACGGTATAATTCATTAGTAACCCGATTCTTATTTTCTCCTTGAATCCTTAAAAAACTTCTAAACTTAGATTTTAATATTTCACTGGGGTCGCTCTTGCGTTGCTCTTCCATATCACGCCGAACTTCCGCCAATTCGGCTAATTCTTCCCGGGTATATGATTCATTCAATTCGTTCACGACTTGTGCATCGGCTCTAAAAAGAAGAACATGGCAGATTCATTGCCAGTCACATAAAGCCGATGCGATAAATTGTGAAAGTAGGGTTTCACTGCCCTAACCTTGCGGCTATTAGCCTGGTTGGTTTAGGTAAGTAAGACCTCATGTCGGAGGTGGGAGGCTTGCACCCACCACCGCCGACTCAAGCCTCAATAGATACACACCGCCCTGGTGTAGTTGTTTTCTGGAATGGGTTGCTTGTCCAGATAAATACACGCCCCCCGTGGATCTGTTTGCAAGTAGACGTATAAGCCATTGTGGCCAGCAAACATATAAACCAGGCTCTCCGCATGCTTGACGTGTCCGGCGTTTCTCCTCTCAGACTTTTCATCCCAATTTCCATTAGCATCCTGGAATCCATTGCAATCGTTAGTATATAAACGATTTAGAATGGTACCGATGCGCTTTATATAAGCCCATTGGCCGGTGCTTATACTCAATTTCTCGCATCCGTTTATTTTTCGTTCATTATCCCAATAGATTTTATTCATTTATATCTCACCTCCTCTCACTAAACCGTAGTAATCTCTCAAGTTTTTTGATCCTATTCTCTCCTCAATCCAAGCCAACGCTTCGGCTGATGTTTTTCGGGTAATAGCGGATTCCACTTCGGCATCCAACAAACTTGCAATCTGGACATAATACATCCCGCTATCACCTTGTCCCATGACGATCTCGCCGATTCCGGGGATTTGGGTAATACTAATTGTATTCATGTCAAAATAAAATGCATGGCCACGTTAGACCCGACCATGAACGCTAATATAAAACCATATACGGAGTATTCGTGGTGTCTCCAGAATCGTTTGATCTTACGTGTTGGTATATACGCTCGCTTCATATATCCTCTATACTCATACTACTACTAGTTCATTAGTAGTCAAGGGGTAAACGATAACCTGTAGCATTTTGCTGTATGCAAAAACCCGAACCGCTGTAGTGATCCACAACGGCCGTTTGTGGCATAAGCGGTATCCAGTATCCTTGTAGTTTAGCTTCAACGCCCGTTTTGATATAATCAAGGGATGGGAATGAGAGCGGCCGACGGTTCATTGACAGTGAAGGAGAAAAAGTTTGTGCGCAGATTGGCAGAGACGGGTAACGCAACTCAGGCTGTTATGGATTCGTACAATGTGAAGAAGCGGCTGACAGCCAGACAAATGGCCCTCGATTTAAAAAAACGCCCGCATGTCCAGAATGAACTGATTAAGATCATGGATTCCCTGGGGTTAGACGAACAGGGAATCATGAGCAAGTGGAATGAAGCGATCAAGGAGGGCTGGGGAATAAGGGCAACGCACAAGGATGCCTTGTCGTCACTAACAATGGCCACCCGGTTGAGGGGGATGCTGTATAAGGATTCAGCCCACCTGAAGGTAACGCTAGAACAAACAGCCCACAAAATGCCGTATGATAGATTGTTGGAGGAGTTTGATAGACTTAAACGGGTAACGGATAAACTGGTTATTGACGGTCAATTCGCTATATAAAAACTAGGTGACTATGGGATAAGAGGAGAGAGAGTGATAGATAGAAGAGTGATAAAAAGCTATATTAAGCCCTAAACACATAATTGCTTAAAATAACTGAGTATAATTATTATTATACTTAGTTGCTAGCCTCACTTTGTCGTTTGCTGACAGACGTTTAGCTTCAGACTACCCCCATACCACCCTGTTGCGTCTGTAAATTTTATTGTGAGCCCCCTCTTAAATACGCAGTAAATTTTTTTTAGTAAGACGATTATGCTGGGAGATAGATCTGGTGAGGGACTGGCCCCCCTTCCCCCCAATGGGCCTTGAAGTAAGAAGTTGCTTTCATGTGTCTACTTGCCTCTCGTCTTCTGCCGAGGTAGACCGCATGGGCGTTAATCTGACTTCCTCCAACTTCTTGAAGGTGCACACGCCTCGTTCAGTTTATTTTTTTATATCGAACGGTCCTGCAGATTTTTTCCCTTCGGGCTCTGCACCTCTGTCCGATTAGAGGCCCCACGACATTCCTGCCATGGCCTGACCCGGCCCCCAGAAGGGGGGTTTATGCTGGTGTGATTAGTCTGGCGACAAATGCTCTGATACATGAAAGTATCATAACACATAATGCAAGTTGTCAAGTTTTTGACAAACTGCTACTTATGGGTTAACATGGTCTGGCAGTACGGACTATCTGATACATCTTCTTCTACTGCAACTGAAGAGTCTGGTCGTAGGGGGTCACAAAAGGTGGCCCCCTTCTTTTTGCCGGAGAAAGGGGGGAGTAACAACCGCTTCACGAGGGAAGAGTCGAATTATCCGTATCCGCATCCCCCAGCATGGGGAAAGGCTGGGCGAAGATCTTTTCCGCCGCTTTTACGAGTTCCTGTTCTTTTTTTTCCCGCTCTGCTGCTTCTTTCCCCAGCCTGGCCATGCCCTCTAAAATTTCAGGAAAAGATTTTTTCCCACGGGGAGTTTCTCCCCAAAAGTTCTTTTTCTCTTCTTCCCAGGGCAGTGGTTCTCCTCGCACGTTTCTGGTTAAACCATCTTCCATATCTTGATATTACCACAGGAAGGGTGCGGTATAATTGCGGGGTATGGCCCTGGGTGACGAGGTACAAAAGCAGGTCGATGAAGCAGCCGAAAAGGTCGATGCTATGGGCCAGGACAGCGAAGTTAAGGCGGCAAAGTGGGTCATCGAGGAGGGCAAGGCTGGAGACCGGGAAGAGAAAAAGGAGGCAGACCAAAATCTGGAAGTTCTGGGCAGGAGAGCCCGGTACAAGTTTGACAACTATAAACAGTTTTTAACTGAAATATGCCTGGACGTTTTGGAGCGGAAGGTGGAATTGAGGAAGGGCTGGAAGTACCGCACTTACTATAATAGTAAGGGGGTCGGGCTTCTTCTGGGATCTCCGTCGGGAAAAACGTATGGCCGGGGTTTTGCCCCCATGAATAATCCCCAGTACGATCTCAATGCTTGTGTGGTTTTGTGTCTTCAGGCAGAAAACACGATTGACGACATTGAGAAGTTAGAAGTGGAGAGGGCTTCCAAAACTGAGGCGGGGGTATACCTAGCATGAGCCGCAAAACTTCTCCATTCATCATCCCCAAGCCGCAGCTGGTAAAAGAATATGTGAAGCTGGCGGAGGTGGCCAAAGAGATGCTCAAAGCCAGATGCGGGCCGGATTTGTACCTGTTTAACAAATACGTTTTGGGAGTGGAAACAGGATCGGAGAAAGTTCCTCTGGGTCAGTTCCACAAGGAAATCTGTTATTTTGTCCAGAACCGGAGAGACAGGAAAAAACTTCTTTTGGTTCCTCGTGGTCACCTAAAATCAACTCTCATCACCATCGGTTATCCTATTTTCAGGCTGGTGGAAAATATAAACACTCGTGTTTTGATCTTAAACGCCACTTGGCAGATGGCTGTGGACTTTTTAACCGAAATTAAAAACCATCTGCAGAAAAACGAAACCCTGATTAACACCTTCGGGTCTATGGCCGACAATCCAATTGAATGGAGTCAGGATCGGATTACCCTGCAAAGGTCTGATCACGGGGTAAAGGGGCCGACGGTTTGGGCCACCGGGGTTGAATCTAATTTGGTCGGCAGCCACCCGGATTTAATTATCATGGACGACGTGGTTAACCGGGACATCGCTGACTCCGAAGACCTGGCTTCCAAGGTCATTCTCCGCTACAAAGACGCTCTCGATCTCCTCGAACCCGGGGGCCAGCTCATCGTCATTGGCACTTGCTGGACGGACAAGGATCTATACGAGTGGCTGCGCAACCCCGACAACAAAGTTATCCAGGGTTATGACCTTTTAATCAGACCGGCGTTTGAATTCGAGGGGACTCTGGAGCAGGTTTTTTCCGAGGGCGGAGAAGCTCTGATGCAAAACCGGCTCTGGCCGGAGAAGTTTTCCTACAAGGAACTTAAATCCCGGTATACCGGCAAAGGGCCGTATGAATTCTCGGCCCAGTATTTGCTCAATCCTGTCCCTGAAGATTCCGCAATTTTCAGGAAGGAATGGTTTAAGTACATCGAGTTGGAGGATTGGAAGGGCAGGATGGTGAACCGCTACATGACCGTCGATCCGGCCATCTCTCTGGCAAAAGAGGCGGATTATACGGGAATAATTATTACCGACGTTGACCAGTATGGAAACATATTAGTCCGGCACATTGACCGAGCCAGGGTTAGTCCGTACGACCTGATTAACCGGATCTTTTTTTTGGCAGACCAGTACCACCCGAATTCAATCGGAGTGGAAACGGTAGCTTTCCAGAAGACTTTGCAGTATTTTTTGAACGAGGAAATGAAGAGGCGGGGCAAGTTTTTACCAATTAGAGAGATCACTCCGGGCGACAGAACCAAGGCTGAAAGAATCAAATCCCTGCAGCCGCTTTATGCAGGTGGTAAGATATTACACAGTAAGGCAGTGCAAAACCTGCAGCTTCTAGAGGACGAATTACTCCGTTTTCCCAGAGGCAAACACGATGATATGATCGACGCTTTTTCATACATGACCGACATGATTGTCTCTCCACGGCCAAGACGGGAACATTACCACCAGCACTATTTGTATGGTCAAGAAAGATAATATTGAACGGATCAGGGATTCCTACAAGCCCACCGGGGAAGAGGCGAAGGTTTTGGAGATGGTGTATGACCGAAAGGTCAAGATGGAGGATGGAAGTGACCGGAAACAGGCTGCTAAAAACTGGGATAAATGGCTGAAACAGTGGGAGGCGATGAGGCCGGAGAAAAACGAAGAAGATTGGCAGAGTAACCACGTGGTTCCCCTCACCACTGCGGTTGTGGAATCGGCGATGTCCGAAGAGGTTGAGCAGGGCAGTAAGCCGTTGATCCAGGGTAGGGGGGAAGAGGATGTACCAAAAGCTACGGTCATGAGCCATATTTACGATTACACCTGGGAAATTTCAGACAGCGACACGGCCAGGGATGATGTCTTCAAGGATTCTTTGATTTTGGGAACCGGCATCGGCCAGGAATATTATCTAAAAAAGCCCAGAAAGATCAGGCATATTAAGGTGGACAAAGATGGCAAGGAAAGTTATACCGAGGAAGAGATTTTTGAGTACGACGACTGTATTTTGGAGCCGGTTAGACTGCAGGACTTCTTCATTGACGAAAACGCCAGGAACATAAATTCCGGGCCGTACCCGGCCAGGGATTGTATCCGTCGGTATGTTATGGACATTGACGATTTCAAGAATTTTTTTACGGGCAAGGTCTGGGATCCGCTGGAGAACGCCAAGCGGGTTATTCCCGGCAAGGGAGCGGATTATTACGAGTTTTACAAACCCCCCACGGGGATAGACCACTCCCGTCAAGTGGAGGTTTTGTGGTACTGGTCGAGGGTTCCCAAGGATTATCTGGTGGTGATTGCCAACGATGTGGTCATCAGGATGGGGCCGAATATTTACCGGCACAAACAGCTTCCTTTTGCCAGGGCGATAGACATTAAACGCACCCACCGTTTCTACGGCAAAGGTGAGCCGGAGCTCTTGGAGTCGGTACAAAACGAGAAAGACACTCTCCGCCGGATGATTCTGGACAGGAATCATTTAGACATCGACAAAATGTTTTTGGTGGGTAGCCGGAACCAGTTGAGCGAAGAAGATTTGATTGCCCGCCCCCACGCCATGGTGCCAGTTGACGACCCCGATTCGGTTAAAGCCGTGGAGTATGGGGATATTCCCCGGTCGGTGGAGATGTCACTCAAAGCTCTGGACGAAGACGGCACGATTGCCACCGGGATTGATCCCAGGTTTACTTCCGCCCCTCAAGCCGGTACGGCCACGGAAGCGGCCATCCTGAAAGAATCGGCTCTGCGTAGGTTGAGGATGAAGATCCGCATGTTCCAACGGGGATTCCTGGTGGATGTGGCCAGATTGAGAGTAGCCAACATCATCCAATTCTACTCCCAGCCACGGCTGGAGAAGATTGTGGGAGAGAAGGGTTCCCAGGACTTCGAGAAGAAGATTGAAGAGTTGAAAGCCAAGGGAGTTTTGGAGGAAATGGGTGGTGATTTCTACCAAAAGAGTTACAAAAACATCAAGATTAAAGACAAGAAACTGGATTTCGATGAACGGGGCCAGGTCAAAGAGGTACCCTACAAGGGTTACACCTTCTTTGAGGCTAAGCCGGAGTTCTTTATTCCGGCGGTTAGGGGTGGGTTTGATATCAAGTTCTCCGCCGGGCCGACTCTTCCTCCCAGTATTCCCCTCATGCAGAGCAAGACGGTGGAATTATATGACCGGCTAATCCAAAACCCCGGTTTTGATCCGATTAAACTGGGCGATCTCCTGTTAACCGTCCATGACCGTGACCCCGATGCTCTCCACGCCCAACCGGCGGAGGGCGAGGACACCGAAAGCGGCGGTTTGCAGATGCAGATCGAGCTGGCTATGCGGGAGAACCAGATGTTGACCCAGGGTCAGGAGGTTCCGCCCACCGAGTACGCATCCCCGGCTCATTCCCGAATCCACATCGAGTTTATGGGTTCAGACCAGGTTCCATCTGATCCCCAGATTTTGCAGAATTTCAGCAACCACGTCATGCCTGAACTCATGGCCCAAGCCCACCGTGGCGGTCAGGGTGGGGCGATGGGAGCCGAGGGCGGAATGGGCGGAGGTATGGGCAACGAGGGTAACTCGCCCATGCAAGCCATCCAGGGTGGGGAATCGGCCAGAAAGGCCATTTCTCCGGGTAAAGCACCCAAGGCCAGCAGGATTAAGATGGGCGATGTCATGCCCGGCAAAGTGACCGGAAGCCGGACGATGCCGGTACAAGCATAATATGGTAAAGAGAAAAGCTACTATTCAGGTTGTCGAATACCTGAAAGCGATTACGCTGGAGGAGTTGAAGTTTCTGGTGAAGCTGGCCAACGACAAAGACAATGATATGTTCTTCCGGTTCCTGAAAGCCGAAGCTGAACGCAAGAAAAACATCATCTGGCGGTTGCCGGAGGGAGACCCAGTGAAGCTGGCCATTGAGAAAGCGGCTCTCCGGGGGGGGATAGAATCACTATATATTGTATTTGATATGATTAGGGAATCTCCGAACGAGATGGAACGGAGGCTGAAGGAGAGTAAAAATGGTTAGTCTAAAAGATTATTTGGGGGGTTTGGTCGGCAACCTCTTTGGTAAGGCTAAACAGGGGGTGGGCGAGTTTCTTCAGTATGCCAAGCAACAACCTCAACCTAACTTTATGCGTGACTTTCCCAACATTATTCAACAACCAACGGCAACTCCAGCTCCAACAGCTAGGCCAACCATATCTCCCAGACAACAGCAGGTTTTGTCTGCAAATTCAGGTCGGATTCCCGACGCTGGTACTTTTTATAACGAGGGCTTCGACAAAATATATCCAGAGGCTGCAAAAGAAATACCGACCCCCACTCCCACTCCTCCGAATTATATTCAAGGTTTTACACACGGGAATATCCCGACAGATATTTCCGGGTTAATTATTCAGGCGGCAAATCAATACAATATACATCCAGCGGTTTTGGCTAGTTTAATTTTTTCAGAAAGTGGGTTCAATCCACAAGCTATAAATACCGGAGTAAACGACTATGGACAGAGCTGGAGGGATCGTGGGATTGCGCAGATTAACGATCTGGCCCATCCAGATGTTACCGATACTCAAGCATTCGATCCTGGATTTGCAATCCCTTATTCAGCTAGATTACTAGATCAATACAGAAAACAGATGGACAATGATTTAACAACAGGCATAGCTGCATACAGAGTTGGGCCGGGGAGAGCCAGAAACAAGGGTCCAAAAGGCAGGGAAAAGGTTAAAAAAGTTATTGAAGGTCTTGATCCGGCGATTGTTAAAGAGCTTGGGTTGGGCGTTGGTTGGGAGTGAGGTGATTTAAATGGCTAAGAAAGTTTCAAAATACGCAAAGAAATCGGCAAAAAAGGGTGGAAAAATGATGATGAAAGAGAAGGAAATGTATCGGATGCACAAGCCGAAACATTGACATTGGTAGTTCCTGGGTATATTATTCCAGTTAAGGAGAACCGTGTAGCCCACGGCCCCGCAAACAAATGGCCGATGATTCCGTAATACAAGTAGATCCTCCGGCAACACCATCGATTTCGGTGGAACCTAAAAAAGATGAGCCGGGAGATTTGTCATGGAAAGACAAGGTAAAAGACAAAAGCCAGGGGCAGTTGATGGAAATGTACGGTGAGGCCAGTAAGAAATTAGGGGAAATGAGCGAATCGGAGAGGCAAAAGACTGAAGTTTTGAAGAAAATGAACGTAATTTTGGCTGCCATCGGCAAAGACCCGACCAGAGAGAAGATGGTCAAGCTGTGGATTGATGAATTAAATGGTGGGGACGGGGACGGGGACGGAGGCGGTGATGGCAAGGACAAGAAGACCGATCCGGCTTTAACCGATGTCCGCCGGAGTCAGGAAAGCGAGATAATTAACCGTTTTGAGGCCAGATATGGCATAGACAAACTGGCCGCAGACAAGAAAAAGGAAGACCACATAAAAATCGGTAACGCTTTGTGGGAATTGGTTGATCCCAGGGGTGAATTTAAGAATTATGAGCAGATGTTGGACAGTGTTCCCCTGCAAAAGTTGGATAAAATGCTGGAAAACGCCTACTGGATCGCTAATCGGGATAAAGTACAGTCTGATCTGGCTATCGCCAGAAAAGCGGAGCGGGATGTGGCTGAAATGGGGGCAATCGGGGGTATTTCTTCGTCTTCTGCAGGTGGCGAAGGTGAAGATATCAACTTAACCCAGGAGCAACGGTATGCGGCCAAAAAGATGGGCGTTTCCGAGGACAAATACAAGGAAAGAATGAAAGAAATTATAAAATCGAGGAGGGGATAACATGAAAGCATTAAAAAACCCGGAAAACGGGGCAGATATCACTACTATAGTCAGGAAAGAGGGTCAAAGCCGGGAGTATTCCATCAAAGTCGGCGAAACTCTGATTTTTGACGACAGTGTGGCAAAAGATCTCTTGACCAGGTATCAATTTCTCGAAGAGGTGGAGATAAAACAGGAAAGAGCAACGGGAAACTATAAATGTCCCCACTGTGAGTATGGTCATGTTTCTAAAATAGCGGTTCTGGGACACATGAACGGCCACAAGGATTTGGAAAAGAAAGAAATAATCCAGTTGGGTTCAGAGTTGCCAACCGTGACTCCAGTTGAGGGCAAACCAGTTTTGAGTCCGATGGAAGAACGGGAAATTAAGAAGAGGGAAGACCGGGGCGATGAAATACCGGATCGGGGAGTTGATAAGGACGGAGTTTCTTGGTACGGGCCGGGACTCGAAGACGACGATTTGAAGAAGGAATAAGGGGTTTTTTGAAGCTAAACTTGACAAGTGGTAGCCAACATGTTCTATACTTTCTAGTGAAAGAAGAACATGGCATACACAGCATCAACGGGTTTTCGATACGGCAAGAGCCTTTTGGGATCACAGTCCCCGATGGCCCTGAAGATTCGTGCGGGAGATTCTAAAACACTTACGATTGGTGACGCAGTTCGGGTAAACACCTCCGGTTTGATTGATTTGGTTGGAGCTGGTAATCCGGTTTTGGGAGTAATTCAGGGTTTAGTCGATGAAAACGGCGGAAACCTTTTGGCTCTTGGTTATACAAACAACACCGGGGCGACTCTTTCTGGCGACGATACCGTGACTACGGCTTCGGACAATTCAACCAGAACCCATTATATTATGGCGGAAGTCTTCATCGACCCCGCCGGTTCTTTGCTTTATTACAATGACTCCAATGGAACTCTGGCCCAAGCCAATCTCTTCCAGCTTTTTGACGTACTGGCCGCTTCGGATCAGATAGATCAGTCGTCTGCTTCCGATACTTCTGGTCAATTTCAACTTCTAGTGATTGATCCCGACGGGGATGCGGATGCGTCAAAAGGGTTATTTAGGGTGGCTGAACCCCAGTTGCTAACGCATATTGGGAATTCCACCGCAGTTGTGGCTGCATAAAACATGGCTAATCGTGCATTATTTGGAGACATTTTGGAACCCGGTTTCAGGGAGATCTTTGATGACAGGTTCAAGGAAATCCCCATGAAGCTGGAAACCCTGCTTCACGTCAACGAAAGCGACAAGCAGGATGAAAAAGATTCGGCCTTGTCCGGCTTCGGCTACCTGGATGAAACGAGTGAACAGGATAATATCAGGTATGAAGATCCGGTTCAGATGTATGACATAACTTATACCCACAAGAAATTCACCAAGGGTTTCAAGATTTCTGAAGAGCTATATGAGGATGCCCTCTACAACAAGATGAATAAGAAACCGGCGGCTCTGGGTAGGGCTGCACGCAGGACGGCTGAATTCCATGCCGCCAAGGTCTTCAACAACGCTTTTGATACCACAGACCAGGGTGGAGACGCCAAACCCCTCTGCTCAATCAGCCATCCCCGTGCTGACGGTGGAACGGCTCAATCCAATGCCTCCTCGACTGGCTTGATTCTAAGTGAACCCAATTTGGAGACTGTTCGCTTGGCCGGTATCAAACTCTTGGACGACAAGGGGATGAAGATCGACATTGAGTTCGACACCTTGTTGGTTCCGGTTGATCTTGACAAGAAAGCCCACGAATTGATTGATTCCGGCATGAGGGCGGGTACAGCCGACAACGACATGAACTACTACAAGGGGGCGTTCAGGATAATCAACTGGATATATCTGACTTCCACGACAGCGTGGTGGCTGATTGATTCCAAGCTCCATGAACTCAACTGGTACTGGAGAGTCCGGGCTGAATTCAAACAGGATGACCAGTTTGAGAGTGGCAGCGCATTGTTCAAATGCCGTGAGAGATTCTCTAAAGGGTTCTCCGACTGGAGGGGCGTACACGGTAGCAAGGGTGACGGAGCCGCATACGCTTCATAATTCACAGGGAAGTTGACCCGCCTCTGTAGATCAACTTTCCTTAACCGTTCCACATTTGAGGCATATGTCTACAACTTTCGGATCAATCGCAGGACGACTTCCAACAGGAACCGTTAACCCGACTACTCCGGCCACGGGAGACGAATATTACAACACAACTTACAATCGCTGGATGCGGTACGATGGAGCTAAGTGGTCTGGGTTGGGATTGACAACCTCTACTTCTACTTCAACTTCGACCTCTACTTCAACCAGCACCTCAACTTCAACGTCTACTACCACAACTTCCACTTCAACTTCTCAATCGACCTCGACTTCGACGACTATCAGCACTTCTACTTCTCAAAGCACCAGCACCTCGATTTCGACTTCTACCTCGACAACCACAACCAGTACGTCTACATCAACAACGACAACCAGCACATCTACTACCACGTCCACAACGACCAGTACGTCTACGTCTACATCGACATCGACGACTGTATAATAAATTATGGCAACAGGAACACATATCACCGATTTACAAGGGAGGCTCCCGGTAGCCACGACGGCTCCGTCTGACCCGATTTCGGGTGACGAATATTGGGATTCCGGCAAGAAAGCCTGGTTTCGTTACAGTGGCAATAATTGGCTGGGTTTCTGGTTTAGTTCAACGTCTACTTCGACTTCGACCAGTACGTCGACTTCAACCTCGACCTCTATTACGACAACGAGTACTTCCACCTCGACATCTACCTCTATTTCTACGTCTACCACAACCAGTGGATAAATATGGCACCTGATACACATTTTTCAGCAGTTGAGTCAAAGAGACTTGTGACGTTTAACGTCCAGCCTACCCAACCCCAGGATGGGCAGTATTACTATGACAATAAAAATGGTGCTCTCTGGGTTTACGACGCAAGGACTACCCAGTGGTATTTTGCTCCCCTGTCTACAACAACTAGCACTTCAACCTCCACCACGACCACATCTACGTCCACGACGACAACCAGTACCTCGACTTCGACTTCAACCTCTACGTCGACATCTACTTCTACTTCTACTACCACAACCTTATAAATATGTTAGTAAAACACACATATTCACTAGCGGGAGTCTGGAAACCGACAGACACGGAGAAGGAAAAAAAAATTTCAGGTTCCAATGAGGTGACCTGTCTGAAACTATCTTCGGGGGGCGGGGCTGCGACGGTGGCAATATACGATGCGACAGTTGCCGCAGAAGCGACTCCCAGCAATTTAAAGTGGTGGCTGGATTGCTCCACCACGGACAACGATATCAACGTGTTTGCCAGCCCCCTCTCTTTTACCAAGGGGGTATATGCGGTTTGCGAACAGGGGTGGGATTTTAACCCAGTGGTTTGCATTTCAGTGATTGGTCGGGCAAATCCAGCTTAACTGGTTCTTGCTTCTGGTTTTTTCTGGGGTATAATGATTCATAATGGGTGAGATCGTAAATCCTAAAAACTGCATAATTTTCACTTCGTTTTCTTCAGCAGACGAGGCCTACAGTCTCAATAGGGTTGTCATTGATCAGATTAAGATGTTCACCCGGAATGGGTACAAGATCAAAGTCATTGTGGCGGAGACGTTTGAACCAAAGGGTGAGTATCTGAATCCGAATGTAAAGATTGAAAGAATCCCCCAGGTTCCGGTTCACAATGAAGTGAAGAAGGATGAAAGTTTTGATCTGGATGTTCAGATGCTTCGAGACAAACTGTCGAAGATCCTAGAGGGGGCGGATGTAGTCTTGACTCACGACATTATCTATCAAAACTCTTGCTTGAAGCACAACATGGCTGCCCGGATGGTGGCGGAGAAGATGCCTAATATCCGCTGGCTGCACTGGATTCATTCTGCCACTTCCCCAGTCACGCTGGCGACCCTTCGTCCTTACTTTGAGGACAAATACCTGGAAGTGATTGCTCAACCGTTTCCCAATTCCAGATATGTATTTTTTAACGATTACTCAATTCCCCGGATTGCGGAGAACTTTGGAGTATCCCAGGATCTGGTAAAAACGGTGCATCATCCTACCGACGTATATGAGTTTTTGGGGATTGGGGAAGAAGTAAAACAAGTTGCGGAGAAGTATAAATTCCTAGAAGCAGACGCTATCTGCATATATCCCGTAAGGCTAGACCGGGGGAAGCAGGTGGAGATGGTAATCAAGACCATGGCTGCCCTCAAGAGGCATGACATGTCTGTTCGGATCGTGGTAGTTGATTTTCACTCGACGGCGGGAGACAAAGTAACTTACCGGGACGACCTAAAGCAGTTGGGGATAGATAACAAGCTAGCTCAGGGAGAGTTGATCTTTACTTCGGAAGAAAAACCGGCGTGGAATTATGAAATACCCCACATTCAAGTCAGAGACTTTCAGATGCTTGCCAACGTCTTCATTATGCCGTCCAGGTCTGAATCATACTCCCTGGTAACACAGGAGGCTGGAATGTTGAGGCAGGTGGTGGTAGTCAACTTTGATTTCCCCCCATTCAGAGACATCTTTGGCCCGAACACGATCAACCGCAAGTTTAGTTCCAATATAGACATTATGAATGGTATGGATGGGGTAACTAATACGAATTACGGGCCGGGGGATGCTGCTCCTGAACAGAGAGCGGCTTACGAGAAAAAATACCATTATGAAACAGCGGGGATGATTAAATCCAAGTTACTTGATGGTGGCCCGATGCAGTTGTCCCAATTCCTGCGTAAGAACAGGAATTTGAACAAGGTCTTTAAGTCGGCGTTAGAGCCACTTTTGTTTGAGACATGACATGGAGTCTGCCTGTATTTTCGGATACGGAGTTGTTGGAAAGGCTACCGGCCTCTCCCTTGGAATCACTCGATACTTTGACCTCCAAGGGAGCAATATTACTCTCGAAGATGCAGCGAAATGCCGATACATTTTTATATGTTTACCAACTCCTACTGGAGCAGACGGCAAGCAAGACACCGGATACATCGAAGACTACGTTAGAAAAATCTCGTCTTTTGGCGGAACTCAAACATTTGTCATCCGATCTACGGTCTTGCCAGGTACAGTTCGCAGAATTGTGGGGAGAACTGGCGTCCAGAGTATCGTATCCAACCCCGAATTCCTCACTGAATCAACTTGGGAACAAGATGCTAGAAGACCAACTCTTGTTGTCGTTGGGTCCGATTCTGGTGAGGCAAGGGATGGAGTCGCCGGTCTCTACGAAAGTCGTTGGAAAGGTATCGCCATCTACAAAACAGACTCAGTTACAGCGGAAACGATTAAATACGGCCTCAACTCGTTCTTTGCCACGAAAGTCGTCTTCGCTAACAGCATCTTCGATCTTTGCCAAAGAGAGAAAGCTAATTACGAGACCGTCAAAAAGGTTCTGGAATCTCATCCGTGGGGCAGTAAAAACCATTTTACGATCTGGCATCAAGGCGGAAGGGGGGCAGGCGGAAAGTGCCTGAAGAAAGACGTGCAAGCATTTGCCTACTTCTCCGACAACCCGTTTTTCAGATTGGTGGACGCCTTGAACCAGGAGTTACTTACAAAATATCCTAAAGAAAAATGACAGCCAATTATACTGATGAGGAAGTAGTTAGGGCGTTGAATTTATATAAGAGTGGCTTAACGGCAAGAGAGGTATACAAAGAACTTGGGGAAAAATCATCTATTCGTTCTTTTTCTCGTCTCATCAGTAGGTGGATGAGAATGGCGGGTGTTTCCCATAAATACAACTTTCATCGCTGGGACAAGATATCTAAGGAGGTAAAAAATGAATGATAATTGGGAGTGGAATACAAACGAGCCGACACCTAATCCCCCCATGCCACCAGGAGCGGAAACGGGAGCAAACATCCATGACCCGGAACTGGTGTCCATAATCATCCCGGTCTACAATCGAGGCTACGATGTCTTCCACTATACCGGCAACTGTATCGGATCGGTGCGGGAACACACCGACAATCTGGTGACTCCTTACGAATTGATCGTGGTTGATAACGGATCTCCGATTAAGATGAAGAACCTATCTGACTGGAAAGCGGACAAGGTTGTCACTAACCAGGAAAACAAGGGCGTGGCGTATGCTTGGAACCAAGGAATTAGAGTGGCTAGGGGTGGTTACATTTGTCTTCTAAATAACGACACGATGGTCTTTGACCACTGGCTGGAAGACCTGAAAAAGTTTGTTGACGGTGGGATTCTGGATTTTGTGATGTCCCATCCCATGTATGGCGATGCCTACGCCAGGGCAACCGACTCGACCTTGAAACGAGCCAAATGGCTAGATAAGTCATTGCACGATTCTGTATCCGACTTTCGGGATTTTGCCTGTGTACTGGCAAAAAAGGATCTTTACGATGAAGTGGGGCTTTTTGATGAACAATTTACCCTTGGATACGGCGAAGACCTGGACTTTTTGAAGCGGATGGACAAAGCCGGTAAAACGTACGGATCTACCGAGTTAGTGCCGATATTCCACATTATCGGAGCTACCAGTCACGGTATGCCGGAGATACCAGAGTTGATGAACAAAAACAGGGAGTTGCTGAAGAGTAAATGGGAAAACACAGACCCGAAAATGGTCATAAAAGAGAAAGTCTGGGATATCAAGGAAGAGAAAAAAGAAGAAGTTTGGGGTGAAGATGTTCAACCTGCTTCTGGGCCAGCGGAAGACTCCCCCCTGGTTCGCTGTGCTTCCACCGGCGACAAGGTTTTCTTCCTGAAAGAGAGCCAAGCTAGTTGGGTGACCAACCCGGAAGTGTTGGAAGCCCTGGGATATGGTTGGGGAGATATTAGGACAGTTAGCCAGGAAGAATTTTACAAACTTCAGTACGGGCCACAAATTACGATGGAGAACGTGAAGGAGTATGCAAAAAAAGACTAAACGGGGGTATATTTATGCCTAGATTCAGTATACTTACGCCTGTCCACCTCTGGAATGAAGAACGAAGGGATCAACTATTCCGGGCCATCGAGAGTGTCAAAAAACAGACATTTCAGGATTACGAACACATCATCGTAAACGACGGTTCTACTCTTGAAGTAGAAATTCCAAAAGATGAGAAGACGGTAGTTTTGAATCAGGTACATTTGGAGCGGGTGGTGGCCTACAATCTGGCCATGGAAAACGCCAAGGGAGAGTGGTTTGTCTGCCTGGATTCAGACGATGAATTAGACCCGCAATATTTAGAGAAGTTTAACGAGGCCATTGAGGCAAATCCAGAATTCAAACTTTTCAATTGCGGGTCTAGATATGTTCACAAGAATGGCAGTATTTCTGTCCGGGGGCCATTTAGGCCGCCAGAAAGAGAGGTCGGACATGAAGAATTTGGGGGAGCAAACATAGTTAACGGGACGTTTGTCTGGCATCGGTCTTTATATGACGAGATGGGTGGTTTTCCCCCAGCTAAGGTAGAGAATGTAGACTGTACGGAAATTAATTACGGCGGTGTTAGGGATTTGTATATGACAAGTCCTTGGGACTTTTCCGCCATGGCCCAAATTGAGTTCCCAGAATTGAGGAAGCATTATTTCATTGACCGGGAAAACGAGCCAGACAAAGCTATAAAAGAATTGGGGAATCCCTGGGGCCAGGATCATTATTTGTTCTATAAGTACACTCGTAAATACCGCACTTTCCCGTTTGAAGACAACCTTTATATCGTACATCCCCGCTAAAACATGCAAGGCGTATGATTCCTGAAACAATCGACATTTTTATAACCGCATATCTGCGCCCCCAGTTTACGGACAATACCATCCAATATCTGCGTGAAAGAACGAAGCACAAATACCGATTAGTCGTTATCCACTTCGGGGGAAATGAGCAAGTCTTGGAGAAACACGCCGACGTGATTGACTTAGTAATTGAACCCAGTCGGATAAACGGCAAGAAGACCGTAGTCAACCTTGGCATCCATTCCGCCTGGAACCTAGCTTTGGCCAACGCCACTTCTAGGTATCTCATAACAACGGACAACGACATCTATGTCCCCGATCTAACGCCAGACTGGCTTACCCAACTAGCGACCTTCCTTGACGAGAGGGAGGAGTACGGGGCGATCTCGCTTCACCCGCACGTGTTCATTGGTGCGGCTGGTCTGGATCACAAAGACGCTGGCTTGCCGGATGTGGTCGAGAGGAATATGTGCGGAGCCGTGATGCGGATTATGCGACTGGATGCCGTCATTAAGGCTGGGGGATGGGAACACAAGTTAGATCCACGGAGAAATCACGAGGAGAGGACAATTTGCTCTAGGTTGCAGACGATTGGGTACAAGGTCGGTATAACACCCCGAATCAGGGCATACCACCCCTTTGGAAAAACAACCGGGGGGAACTGGGGATACGCAAAGTGGTTCACTCCCCAGTTGCAAGGTCACACTCCAGAGTTAGAACAATATGTACAACAGTTCGACAACCAAGACGCTTATGATTCAAAAAATTGGATGCCGAAATGATTCAACAATCTGACTTATCAATAATTATACCCGTCTGGGGTAAAAACCCGGAAGAGAGATATGCCCTGAAAGAGAGTTTGACCTCTTTAGTGGAAACCTGTGAATGTCCGATTGTGGTGGCTCTGAACGGCGGTTTGACGTTGCCAGACGAGATTGACAAGCACGGGGGACAAGTAACTACTGTGGAGATTGATGGCCAAGGACAATGTAAGGCAGTAAACGCCGGTGTGAGATTCACCGACACGCCTTGGATAATGGTTACGAATGACGACATGATATACCCGCCGGGATGGTTTGAGAAATTAACGGAATCGGAATCAATGTGTATCTCTCCCCGATTGGTCGAGCCCAGACAGGGAGCCCCGACATTTGGCGTATGTTTCTGTGGTGGAGCAGGCGGAGACTTTGACAAAAAGAAGTGGTTGGACTGCGCAAAAGAATACAAGGGGTTTGGGACATCAAAGGGGTTCAATCTGCCGTTTTTAATGAAGAGGGAGCTCTGGGACACCATCAAAGGATATGACGAGAACTACGATCCCTTTGGATCAAATGGGGATTCAGATTTGGAGTACAAAATAAGACTGGCTGGGGTTCAACCAATGCAGAATACCGATTGTGTTGTTTACCACTTCTCTCAAACAAGTGGAACATTTCATCCCGACAACCGTTCTTACTGGGATCACAACTGGCACTACTTCATTTCCAAGTGGGGGTTTGAGAGGGCAAGCTCTCCAGCTATCTGGACAGCAGACTTTGAAATACCAATGGACAAACTTAAATACAGGCCGGAGTGGATGGGCAAATATGGATCTATACAATAAAATTTCCGAACAACTGAAGTCTATTGGACTGGCAGACTGGGCAAACATGGAGGATATCCGTGAGATATACGATTCTGTTTCCCGGTTAAAACCCGGACAAACGTACCTGGAGATTGGGGTTGCTTATGGTGCCAGTCTGGCGGTGGCCTGTCTTGCTGCCAACCCCGGGGTTGATCTATATGGCATTGATAGTATAGACCAACCCGGAAGAACGGAAAACATCGAGAGGTTTCTGAAGTTAAATAATAAGGAAAAACCTGTCTGGGTTTTTATAAACTCTGATTCCCAGATGGAGGCCAAGTCCTGGGAAAGGGGAGAAATAAACGTCTTATATATCGACGGCGATCATACCGAAGAGGGGGTTTTGCGGGATATGGTATCTTGGCTTCCTTGGGTGGAAATAGGGGGAAAGATCATATTTGACGACTACAATGAAAAGACTGGTGTGAAAAGGGCGGTTGACCGAATAATCCTGAACAACAATTTGTACTCGGATTTTCTCGTCGATCACGAAAACTTTACTTGCCATAGATTTTAACAATGACCATCAACTTTGTCGGCAACTACCAAAACGGCTATGTGGGCGAAATATCTGATGAGTCTCATATTGCCAGGGAGTTAGAGTCGGTGGGTAATAAAGTTGTCCGGGTTCCCAGAGACGTATGGAAAGCGCATGTGGACGGCTATGAAAAACAACCGGATTGGGTATTACCCGATGAAAACGCTGACATAAACATTGTGGCCAAGTGGCCCCACTTTGACCATTGGAAGTATGTTGACTGGTTGAGGAAGATGACTAACGCTCCGGTTTTCTACTGGGTTTGGGATTACATGAATGAGTTTGACCCAGAGAATTGGAACGTCAAGATGGCCATAGCTTCTGACCTATATTTAACCGGAGAAGGCGGCTTGATTGGAAAGTATCGAGAAGCTGGGATACCGGCCTACTATTTTCAGATGGATGTGTGTGATGGAAATATTAAGCGGTTTAAGGATGAAGAGAAAAAATATGATGTAATTTTTACGGGGAGTATGATACAGAAGGGCCATCGCCGGGATTGGTTGGTGGAAATCAACAACCAGATTCCGGTGAAGGTCTTTTCGTGGAATTATGAAGAGTGGGCCAAATTGGGGTTAGACGCCAGCCCAGCGGTATATGGCGAGGAATACAACAAGTTGGTCGCTCAAAGCAAGGTGGTACTGGGATTTAACGTGGAACCCAACTGTTATGGCTACTGGTCAAACCGGGTGGGCAAGGTGTTGCGGGCATGGGGATATCTTCTTCAGGAATACGCACCTGGTATGGAGTCTCTGGTGGGTTATAACGTGGATTTTTTCAGTTCCCCAGGGGAAGCTATTGCTAAAGCCAAAAACCCCAAAGTTTATGTTAACGGACATATTCCCGATACTCACCGGTTCACTTCCGCATACAAAGCAGAACAATTAACGCAATTAATAGAGAGATTTTTGAAGAAGGGAGATGAATGGATAATATAAAACACATTCCACTGTTCTGGCCCCACGTTACGGATTCTATGCGTGAAGCCGTGGCTGCAACCCTGAAGACCAGGTGGATCGGTCAGGCCCACCAAGTGGATGAGTTTGAACAACAATTCCAGTCGGTTTTTCAGACATACCCTGCGGTGGCCGTGAGTTCCGGTACGGCGGCTCTCCACCTGGCATATATTCTGGCTGGCATCAAGGATGGCGATGAAGTAATTTCCCCCGTTTTTACCTGTACTGCCACCAACATTCCCCTTTTGTATCAACGGGCAAAGATAGTGTTTGCCGATGTACAGGCCGATACCCTGAACATAGACCCGGAGGATGTTGCCAGAAAAGTAAATGAAAAAACCAAGGCCATTGTCTGTGTCCACTACGCTGGGTTGCCATGTGACATGGGTGGGTTACAAGCGATTGCCAAGAAGTGGAATATTCCCATAATTGAGGACGCCGCCCATGCCTACGGAGCGAAGTACCACGGCGTTCCGGTTGGGGGGATGAGTGAGTTTACTTGTTACTCTCTACAGGCCATCAAGACCATAACGACAGCTGATGGGGGTGTGTTGACTATTAAAGATCCAACCCTAGTCGATAAGGCTAAAAGGTTGAGGTGGTTTGGACTGGAAAGAAAAGCTGGGTTCAGGGCGAACTGGGAACAGGACATAACTGAAGTTGGGTACAAGTACCAGATGACGGATATATCTGCCTCGATGGGAAAGGCGGCACTGGGGGAACTGGGCAGGATTCTCCAGTACCGTCGCCAGTTGTTTACCCGATATTCGGAACGACTTGCAAGCATCGAAGGAATATCCGTCATTAAAGGAAAGTACAATTACACACACGGTGTATGGATACTAACCGTACTCGTGGAAAATAACCGTGAAAGTCTCATGAAAAAGTTGAGTGAAAAAGGAATAGAGAACGGGTTAGTTCACTTTAGGAACGATCAGTACTCAATTTTTGGGGGGAAGAAGTTGGATCTGCCCAACATGAACGCTCTGGAGTCGAAATACCTAGTGTTGCCCCTTCACATGAACATGACCCTTGAGGACGTGGATTATGTTTGCGATAATGTAAAGGAGGGTTGGTAATGACAGCAGAAGATGTAATCAGGGCTTGCTCAAAAATTCCATCATCGGTTCACGAACCGGAACAGCGACTGTGGTGGGAAAAACTTCATGATTTGCCTGGACATCCGGTTATTGTGGACTTTGGTACTGGACACGGTAAGTCTGCCGCTTCTCTGGCTTTGTCTTGTCCACAGGGTATGGTATACACTTTCGATCCTGGCTTGCCGTATATCAACGCTGGATGCGATGAGCTGTGCTATGAAGAAGAAACCAAGAAGTTCATAGCTGATACCGGAGCCGTCAATGTTGTTTTTACCAGGGAGTCGTCTCTGGAAAAAGGGTGGCCAGGGGCAAATATCGACGTTTTGAACATAGATTCCGATCACACTTATGAAACAACCCTGCTGGAAGTAGGTAGGTGGGTTCCCCTGGTTAAGCCTGGTGGGTATATTTTCTTGCACGACTGGGAACATCCCCGATGTCCGGGGGTAAGACAGGCCTGGGATGAATTGGTGCCATCTAAGATCAAAGCTGAATTCCAGTACGCTACTCAAGCCGGTGAGATTAAATGTGCGTGGTCAATAAAGCTATGAAATGTGTTGTGAGTGGAAGTAGGGGTTTCTTAGGGTCTAATCTTGTCAAAAGGCTGGAGAGCGACGGTCACGAAGTAATCGGATGGGATATTGTGGACGGAAACGACGTGTGTGGATCTCTTCCGAAGATTATAGACGTTGATGCCGTATTTCACCTAGCTTGCCCGGTTAATCCTGCAAACTATGAAAGTGTCGCTATAAAAACAATAAACGCCAGTTCGGTTGGTACCCTGAACATGATCTATTTTTCGTTGCTTAACCACGCTAAATTTCTTTATGTTTCATCTTCCGAGGTATATGGAAATGTTTACAACGAACCGTACAAGGAGAGTGACGACGTGACTGTAAACTCAACTGGGTTGAGATCTTTCTACGATATCTCTAAATTATTCGGAGAAGTTACCACCTTGAATTATCACAGGTACGAAGGGGTGGATGCCAGAATAATCCGACCCTTCAATATTTATGGGCCAGGGATGAGGATAAACGATACCAGGGTTATTCCGTCTTTCATGCGGAGGATTAAAGAGGGATTGCCAGTGAAAGTGACTGGAGAAGGGAAAGCTACTAGGACATACTGCTATGTTGACGACTTCATTGAAGGCATGGTCAGGGCCATGTGGCATCCGAATACCAATGGAGAGATATTTAACTTGGGAACGTCGGAATTGATGTCTGTCAAGGATCTGGCTTTTCTCATGGCGGCTGAAATTGAATTTGCACCGGCTCGGGCGGATGAGCAGAAAGATCGGATGCCAAACCTCGACAAAGCCAAGAAGATTCTGGGTTGGGAACCTAAAGTTAACCTCAAAGGGGGATTGGAGGAAATGTGGAAAAGTTATCCGTAATTATCGCCACCATCAACGATTCGATTGCTACCAATTTAACGATTGCCCAGATTTTGGTACAGCTAGAAAGAGACAGAATGGATTATGAAATTATAGTTGTGGATAACGGCAGTGAAGAAATAGAGAAGATGAACCTACATGAGTTCATCCGGTTCCACAAAGACTTTCCCATTTCCTACCACAAGTATCCAATACAAGGAACCATTCCCCCCCACTCGTATGGGGTGACAGTTGCCACGGGAAAGTACATAACGATGCCTGATCCCCATTTAATCTTTTCTCCCAGCTACTTCAGAACCATGATTGATTCTTTGAACAACCTGGGGGCGAAAGTGGTGTTTTCCCCGTTTGGGGTGGGTTGTATTACCAAACGTGACGGGGAGTACATTTGTGAAAGCCACTTAATTAGTCCCAACCCCTTTGGCCGGGTCAACTCGATTGGCCGAAGTTGTCTACGGGACATTCCCCCGTTTCCCATTCCATCGAATACCCTGTCTGGCTTTGTGGCCGAAAAAGACTGGATGATGAAAATTGGTAACTTGTTCCCCGAAGCGTTTGAAAAGTCCGGTGGACATACGGCGGAGAGTCTGATGTTGGGACTGACCACCTGGATGTTTGGGGGCAAGTGCTGGGCTGAACCAAGTGCAGTTATTGACCATCCCATGTATCGAAACGGTCACGGTGGTGGTAGGAACGCCAATATGTGCCTGTCGATGGCGACTGGAGCGTATATCCTGGGTGGTCAGAAGTATCTAGACGACATGGAGTACAACTATGGCAAGTTTGTTGCCGGGGATTTGGAGGAGATACCCGCAGTTGCGTATTCAGCCAGAAAGTATGTTATAGACAACGCCAAGTATACCCTGGACGAGTTAGTTAATAACTGGGAACAGATTAAAAATGAAAGCTAGAAAGAACTGTAGATTGTGCAATTCCAGGAATCTGGTGCCGGTGATTGATCTGGGAGATACCCCCCTAGCCGGTACATTCCTAAAAGCCGAAGAAGTGGGTAGGGAGAAATACTATCCCTTGCAAATATCCAGGTGTCGGGACTGTTCTGCCGTTCAACTCCTGCATACGGTTCCCAAGGAAGAACTATTCCAGTCGTTTCTATCCTCCGTGGCCATGACTAAACACTTTGAAGACTACGCCGAGGAGTTGGTTAAAAAGGATCTGATTAGGCCAGGGAACTTTGTTGTAGAAATTGGCAGTAACGATGGGGTTCTATTAAAACCGCTGAAAGATTTGGGGATGAAGGTCTTGGGAATTGACCCCATCGAAAGCATCGCCAGGATTGCCAGAAAGAAAGGAATCAAGACCATCAACGAGTTTTTCTCCTGGGAATTGGCTAAGAAGATCGGCAAGAAGGCCGACATGGTTTTAGCCAACAACGTCTTCGCCCATATTGACGATCTGGATGAAGTGATGAAAGGAATCCAGGTCATGCTTAAAGATGACGGGCTATTTGTTTTCGAGGTTCATTTCCTGGTAGACATGGTTGAGAAACTCCAATACGACACCATTTACCACGAACACATGAACTACTTTTCCATAGCTTCTCTGGCACCATTCCTCAAAAAGTACGGATTTGAGATTCTGGAAGTCAAACGGATTCCTACTCATTCGGGGTCGATTCGGGTCTACGCTAAACAATTCCCCCCGGAGAGATTGAGGACTTTTGTGGACGATGTTGTCCAAAGAAGATTGGAATTGATGAACCTTCTCTTTGATTTGCGAGACAAAGACAAAACAATCGTGGGCTATGGAGCCGCTGGTCGGGCCAATACCCTGCTTAATTATTGCCGTATTAACGAAAACTTGATTTCTTGCATCATTGACGAATCACCGGCTAGGTATGACAAATATACTCCAGGTTCCCATATCCCGGTGTTATCACCTGACAAAGTAGATTTGAAAGCGGTGGATTACGTCTTGATTTTAGCCTGGAATTACAAAGACCAGATTATACAGAAAGCCAGGGATGTTGGTTTCAAGGGCAAGTTTATTGTGCCATTGCCCAAGGTAGAAATAATATGAATTTGATAATCTCCCCCATTTACAACGCTATTTTAGAAACGGCGGCGATGGTAAACGCTATCGACCAGTTCAGTACCATGCCGTTTGTCCACATCCTAGTTGATGACAACTCAACCATCCCCGTTTCGGAGAATGTCCGGGCAACAAAGAATCGCAGGGTTTTGAGGATTAACAGCGACGTACCCGACTGGATTCACAAAAGCCAGTTGGGACAAGCTGTCCAGCTTGGATATGACTATGCCACGCAGGAATGGATGAACGAGATCCCCAAACAGCCAATCGACCATGTATTTCTGATTGAAAGCGATGTGGTAGTCAAGGCTGACTGGGACAAGAAGCAAATTGACCTGATCCCAACCCTACCGGAAGATTGGGCCAGTTTGGATGTGCAATCGGTGGATACGGACGGTAGGTTGACCTACCCGACTGTAATCTCTCCCCGCCACGGTTTCGTGCGAGACGACCTAGAACACCAGCACTATGCTGACTTCCAATGCACGTTATTCAACCCACTCGTGTTACCAGAGAAGAGTGGGGTGAAGTTTTCCGATTTTCGCAGTCATTTTGATATTCTGTGGTCGAGGAAGATTGAAGAGTTGACCGGCAGGAAGCACTACCGCACCATGTTAATTAACGCCTTTCACTACGGCTCGGCAAGCCGGAGTACCCTGCCTAAAGAACTATGAAAATTGCAGTTGCAGACAACAACGGGGGCAAATTCTCCATGATGATTATGGATCACTGGAGAGACAAGGGCCATGAAGTTAAGTGGGAGCCTGGAGCCAACCCCGCTCTCATGGACTGGGCAGATTTGTACTATGTCGACGTTTGGGATTCCAACATCCACTGCCTACTTAACTACTGCCGGGACAACAACTACACTCCCAAGTGTAAGTTCGCCGTCCGGCCCATCGACTGGGATATCTGGGTACGGGGTGTGAGGTGTCAGTGGATGGTGGACATGATCGACTATTTCATCTGCATTTCTCCATTTCTCTGGCGATGGCTTCTGGCCGAGAAAGACGACGCTACCGGGCAACCGATCCAGTGGGGTGACAAACTGCATATGATCCAGCCGGGGTTGGATCTGGACAAGTTTCCTCTGAAGACCAGTGAGACAGACGGATTCCAAGTGGGCATGGTAACGGGCAATATGTGGGAACTCAAGGGGCCGATGTTGGGACTGAACATCTTTGCCGACCTAGCTTTGAAAGACCCTCGATGGAAGCTACATATCCGGGGTCAGTTGTCCGAAACCCAGTATCACAAACTCATGTATCCCCACTTCATTAAGAGCCGGGGGTTAAAAGACCGGGTGACGATCCACGGTAACTACGACGACATGAACCGCTTTTACGAGCAGGTTGACTTGCTTCTGGTTCCATCTTTGAAAGAGGGGTTTTCATATGCTACCGCTGAAGCTATGTCCAAAGGCATCCCGTGTGTCATCAACAACTTTATGGGATCGGAAGAGATATGGCCGAAAGAATGTATCTACAATACTTCCAGCCAGGCTATCGCTCTCATTGAAAGGGGCGGGTGTATGAATTACCGAAAATATATGGAAGACCATTACTCTGCTAAAAAAATGTTTAACGAGTACGATAAATTATTAGGCACATGAAAAAAGATATCGCTGTTTCATTAGATGACTTTTGTGATGACTACAAGAATAACGCCATGAACTACCTCTGGTGGCTAAAATCTAAATATCCCACGTTTTGTGTGACCCTATTTACTATTCCCAACCGTATATCAGGTTCAGCTTTGTGGCTGATGCGGCAAAACTCCAGTTGGATGCAGTTTGCCGTCCACGGCTGGAATCACGACCTAGAAGAAGTCATGGCCTGGGACATAGACGAGTGCAATGGGGTGCTGGATGCTTGTGAGGCAATGGGGGTCTTCAAAAAGGGTTTCAAGGCTCCCAACTGGGCTATCTCTGAAACAATGATGGACGTATTGGCCAGGCGGGGATATTGGCTGGCTTCTAAGGAAACCATGAACTTTCCGGGATTAAAGGAGTTTCCGCTTTCACACCCCTGGTGTATGCACGGCCATACCTGGGATTTAAACAATCCAGATCCGTCTTTCAACAATGGCATCCGACAATGGATTGAGGAGAAGGGGTTACCATTTGACGAGAACACCAATTTTCACATGATTGACCACGTTATGAATCCCAAAAACAACCCCGTAAGTCATGGATAAATTGAACACCATTGTCGTTTTCCCCGTCATTCCCGATTACATCGAGAAGTTTCTCCAGACCCTGCATGAGTTTACCCCTCCCAACTTTCAAGTGATTGTTGTCGACCAGACAAAAGACGGTATATACGACGTGGTCAAAAGGTTTAACCCCGAAGTTTATATACGGGTCTACCGAAACATGGGTTTTTCCAAGGCTGCCAACATGGGGGCGAAACTAGCGACCACGAAATATGTGACCATTGCCAACGACGATATCGAGTTCATCAATATGAAATGGTGGCAGGGAATTGAGGATACGTTTGCCCAGGCCGACAATATCATCGCCGTTAATCCCAACTCACCCAAGCTGGCTATGTGGGGATATGGGTGTGACCACTACACCCGATTTGAGATTCTTGACCAGGAAAGCTGTAAAACCGAGGCCGGTTATGATTATCTTATTAAAGGTGACTATTCTAATCACGAGAACGCTACTTTGGTGGACAAGGGAGAAGTCAAGCCGATTCCCAAGAGTTTTCCTTTGAAGCAGGCCGGAGTGGTAGATGGTATCGCCACCTGGTTCACCGTTTTTGATCGGGAAAGGTACTGGAAACTGGGTGGGTTTGAGGAGAAGTATTATCCCGGTGGTGGAGAAGACCACGACATCTGCGCCCGTGCCTACAGTAAGGGATACCGCATGGTGGGGACTATGAAATCCTGGGTTTGGCATCACTGGTCGTCCAGCCGAGACCATCCCGAGAAACTACCACCATTGAGACAAGACCTGGTCTGGAATAATCACGACGAACTCTGGCCGCCAGAATGGAACGAGGGAGCCCAAATGGATCCCTGGGGGCATCGGACAGACAAAGATGGTAAAAAAATACCCCTGAAGCGGGTACCCCTTGTTTCTACCGCTTTTCTGTAGTGGTATAATAAATATATGAGTAGGCAATATTGGTCAGAAGCACTCTCCTGGGCCACGGCTGATGGAACGGCTGTAAATACAACTACCACGGAAACGATCATCTTTCCGAATGTAACCATCCCCGCTAACTTTATGCAGGATGGAAGGGTTTTGAGATTAACGGCAAGGGGGAGATGGGGAAATGTCATCACCGCAGTTCCGACCTTTACCTGGGCTATCCGTTGGGGAGGAGTATCGGGAACCGTACTTGCTACATCAGGCGCGATTATTTCCCCAGCAGCCGCCACAACGGCAGCTCAATGGTTAATGGAAGCAACTCTTCAAACCAGATCCAACGGTGCAACCGGAACAGTCTTTACAATGGGAACAATTACCATGATGGAGGATACGGTTGCGACATTTGGAACTGTTGCTAATTATGGTCTGGTGCAGCCTATGGCCTCTGCCGGAGTAATAACACCCGCTGCGGTTACAGTTGATTTAACAGCAGACACGGCTCTTTCAATTACAATTGATTTCTCGGCCTCCGATGTCGCCAATGCAGTTACGGGCCACATTTATCTCCTTGAAGCTCTTAATTAAATGTGCCGACATTTGACGGAAAAAGATTAGTCCTGGGACCGACAGAAGCGAAGAGTCCTTTTTGGGTTGACAAGGGTAACAGAAACGAACGGATGATTAAGGAGTTGGTGAAAGATGGTGTAAATGGGATGTTCCTCTTCTATTTCTACAAAAACAATGAGTCCACTGGCGAGGGATTTATGATGCCCCCAGGCCTTTCAGATGACGAGACCCATAGATTCCAACAGGAGTTCCTGGTTCTTTTTGAGAAGTACGCAAAGTTAGCTAACAAGAGGAGATAGTGTGGCAGACCTAACCGTGAGTACGGCTTCCCAAGCAATAACTTATCATGGAATGAGGGCCGTTGTTTTTGTCTCAAAAGATATTGGATACTGGTTTCAAATTGGGACAGGTAATGACATGATGTATTGTAAAACTACTAACGGTGGTCGAACTTGGGGGGCGGAAGTAAGTGTTTTTACGGGAACGGT